AAAGACCCCCGGTGCTTTCGCGCCGGGGGCAAGTACGGACAAACACTACTAGAGACTAGACCGCCAGACGACTGTCTGACGCGCCGGGGCGGACGCCCCGACGATCCGGCTCATCGCCGGATTACTTGAGCGGCAGCGCCGCAAACTCATCATTATCGCGCAGCGCGCGGGTGGCGACGCCCCAAGCTTCTTCGATCTCACGGGGCGGCAGATCTTCGATGTACCGTAGCGCAGCGCGCAGGTTCTCAACTTGATACTGAAGCGCCTCGGTCGCCTCGTCAATCGCGCTGGCGATGGCGCGCGCGTCAACGCCGAGCGTGGTCAGCAGCGCGTCGATTTCGCGCTCAACGTCCTCATGGAACACCGCTTGGCGCTTGCCTTCGCAATAGTAGGCGAGCAGCGCCGCTTCATGGATGGCTTTGCCCGCGATGTGGAGCTTGATGTAGGTGGTCGGCGTGTCGATTTGCAGCTTGAATGTCATGGTCAGACTCCCCTGGTTGACGATGACACCGTCGCACGTTAGCGCGACGGTGTAAAGGATTATTCTGCGTCCAGCTTGCGCCCCATTGTCGGGTTATTGCGCCCGCGCACCTTCGTGTTAGGCCAGACCCATATCTCGCCCGTGTCGTCTTGGATGCAAACCCACAGCAGGTGGTGCTCGTCGCCGTTGTCGATCAGGAAGTGACACAGCGCCCGTCCTAGCGGCGTGGTGAGCGGAATAGTCGGGTTCAGTTGCAGCATCATGTGCGCGTTTCCGTCAGGAACGTCGGCGCGTCCAGCGGCGCGTCGCCCTCGCGGGTCGGCATGGACGGTGCGCGGGGCATGGCCGGGCTGGGCGCGACGCCTTGGGCTTCCTCGAGGTCGCGGACGGACAGGGCGGCGTAGCCCGCCAGATCCTGCCAGTGGTCCAGATGCGTGTGGTCGCCGCACAGGATCCGCGCGATCTTGTCGGCGTGGGCGTCCAGCACCTGCGCTTGGACGTAGTCGATCCGAGGCCAGTTCGGGCTTGAACGGATGATGTTCTTTAGCGTTTGAGCGAAGGACGCGACCGTCTTGAAATCGCCATGAGTCTGCTCGCGCTGGGCAAGGATGCTTGAGATGTTCATGCGTTGGTTTCCTTTCGTTTTTGATGACGGCGTATGCTGTACATGATGGTCGTATGGTCGCGGCCGTTCATGAAGTTCCCAATGCGCGGGAAAGACCACCCGCGACCGCGCAGGACGGCGTAGACGTCCATGCGGGCGGCCACGTAGCGCGCGGTGCGTGTGGGGCCGACGACCTGCGCCCATGTCAGGCCGTGGTCGTCGACGACGATGGCGTGCAGAGCTGCCCGCAGGTCGGGCGGACAGACCGCGCCTTCCATGGGGTCGGGCGGGGGCGGCGGCTCGGGCTCAGGCGGCGGCGGGGGCGGCTCAGGCAGGGGCGCGCGCGGCCCGGCGTTGAGCCTGGAGCGGACGGCCTTGTAATGGTCCGCAAGGGCCAGGTGGTAGTCGACGCTCATATGGCCTGCTCCATAAGCCATGCGCGGGCCATGCGCTCGCTGGGAGCGTAGCCCAGTGAGCCTAGGACGCTCACGCAGCGCCATGCGCGCGCGCCGGTGCGCTTGTAGCGCACGGGGGCGTAATGCCCTAGCAGGCGCCCGAAGTAGGTCACGCTGCGGGTCTTGTCTGGATGGATGGCGGTTGCGATCATGTCAGCGCCTTCCGTTCTGGCGACCGACAGCGGCCAGGATGGCGTCGCCGTCGCTGTCCCATACGCCGCTGGCGCAGGGGCACGGGTGCGGCTTGGCGCGGGTCAGCTCGCGCCGGTTGAGCGCGCCGATGGCGGCCAGCACGGCGCGCCCGTACTCGTGCCGATCGGCGTTGGGGTCACGCCGGTAGCGTTCGAGTCCGGCGAGCTTAGGATAGGGCGGGTTGCCGCGGTCGGTGGCGGGTTTCTTCGAGCGGGCCATGGTCAGACCTCAATATCTATATAAAGGCCAGGGCGATCATCGCCCCTGCGGTTGCAAGGCCGATCAGGGTTAGGACGGCTTCTAGGATGGCGATCATGGTGCGGTTCCTTCTGTGGTGCGGGCGGCGGACGCCGTAGCGGGGTGCGGGCGGGTTGCGTGGTCGGCGTGATGGGTGTGACGCGCATGGTGTGGCCCCCGGTGGCGTCGGGTTGACGCGTGCCTAGGATGGCACGCGCCGGTTAAGATCAGGTTAAAAAACGCGGATGGCGTTCGAAAGTTTTTGAGTCAGACCGTATTCGGTCACGGTTGACACGTCCGTGAAAGGCGCAGTCCAGTCGCGCGGGGTCGGGTCGCGCTCCCATGATTGGCGGACGACGGCGTCAAGCGTTGCCCACGCGGGGCGGGGCTCGCCCTTGTCGTAAGCCGGGCGGCGGCGGACATCTTCATTATAGGCGAGTTCGCCAGGGGTTGGGTTGTGCGTCATGATTCAAGCGTCCTCTGATTCGGTTTCGATGTCGTGCGCGTCGGCGTAGGCGTCGCGCATGAAGTCGCCAATTTCGTACCATTCGACGTCGGCGAGGAACGCGCGGGCATAATCAAGCGCCAGACCTTCGCCAGCGGTCATTTCGATGACTTCGTTTGCGTAGGACTTGAGGGCGTCGGCGAGGTCGTACTTGTCGAGCTTGTGCCAGTCCATATCGCGCAAGTCGATCCCGTCAAAGATTTCTAAATTAACCCGCCATGTGGCGTAATTGGTCCAGCCATTGTATGAAGTGCTCATGTTGTCCGTTTCCTTTTGTTGGTCTCATCAGACGGCGCGTTACGCCGTGACGGGCAATCGCCCGTTTCGACCTGTTATTGCGCGGCGAGGAACGCTTGCAGGATGGTTTCCTTGGGGGCGATTGACCAAGTGGCGATGTTCTTCTGAAACAGATCCGCCATTTCCTTTTGTATCGCCACGATGTTCTTGCCAGTTGAACGCTTGAATGCGGACCATTTTTGCGTCTTAACCGAAAACACGCGTTGCCAGACAATAGGCGCAGACGTGTTGTGGTTGTACGAAATCCACAGTTGGTTCTTGTATCCGTTTTGAAATTGCATCTCGCCGATCAGAGTGGCGGTCTTATGAATGTACGCCATGTGTCCGTCTCCATGTTGACGCCTTGATTGGCGCTCTATGACGCCCCCCGTGGGGGGCGCTTAGAGCGTCAAGCAGCGCGGCGGGCGGCTAGGTCAGCGTCGATAACCATCGCCAGCGCGGCGGACAAAATGGCGTGTTGCGCGGGGCCAAGCAGCGCGGACGCCATCATGTGCTTACGGTCGTAAGCGGCTACCTTGCGCGCGTTGGCGAGAGTGGGGGCGTCCTGGAAGGCGTTAAGCAGCTTGGTCATTTTTTTGCTCCGTTTCGATGATCTGTTATCGCACACGTCCAATAGCTTGTAAAGCATTTTTTTGCAGATTAGCGAAAAAAGTTTTTAGGCGTCTTTTTGGTAGCTTGTTAGTCGCGTCATTAGACGTGCGCATTGCCACGGATTGCGGGGTGTTTGGCTATTTAGGCTAATGGTAAGATATATGTTAAGAAGATTATAATTTACATATATATACTGTAGAATAGAATTGTAGGCCGCGACTTGACCCGCGACGTTTCCCGTTTCAGCAGCGATTTTTTCCCCGTGACTAATATGCCTAAAGTGACTAAGTGCCATTGCCGCCCCGCGTACCCAGGCGCGTGGCATGGTCGCATTAGGCGCTTTAGGCTATCGCTTCTCACTAGCCTAAATGGCCTAACACCATGCGAGCGCAAAGCGCCATAATGACCGCGCTTGGACTAGCCTAAATGGCCTAATGCGCAAGCTGGGGGCTGGGGGCTGGGGGCTATTACTTGATTGATTCAATCAATTATAGGGCAGGGGGGTAGGGCCCTGCGCCGCCCGGTCACGGTCACGGAGGGATTGCAAACAATTTTTATTTTTTATAAAATGTCTTACATGACATGGCACACGCTCCCACACGAACCGCGCAAGCTTCAGGCGACTGAGGCGCGACTGGACGCGATCTATCGCGCCGCGCGTAATGGTCTGAAAGGCGACACGCTGGCGTTGGCCGCTGGGATGCGCCCGTCCGAGTACCGGCAGCTTTGCGAGTTTGATCCGCTGGCGGAAATGGCGGAACAGAAGGGACGCGCCGACGGCGAGATGGAAGTGTCCGGCATACTGCATGAGGCGGCGCGGCAGGGCGACGCCAAGGCGGCGTTGGAGATCCTCAAGCACGCGCACGGCTGGACGGCCAAGACGGCGGTGGACATCAACATAGACCAGACCATTTCGGTCAAGCACGCCTTGGAGATGGCCCAGCAACGAGTGCTGGAGGGGGCGTTTACTGTCGTAGAACAGTTAGAGGATACAGACCGTGCAATTACCGATATATACGGCGCAGGACGAGATGACCTTGATGTCGAGGTTGTGGACGCCCGGTCTGAAGAATGACCCACTAAAGTTTGTTTTATACGCATTTCCGTGGGGGCAGCCGGGAACGCCGCTGGCTGACTTTGCGGGGCCGCGTCGATGGCAGCGCGAGGTGCTGCACGAACTGGCCGTGCATATAGAACAGAACAACGGCAAGGTTGATTTCGACACGCTCAGGATGGCAACCAGCTCGGGTCGCGGCATTGGCAAGTCGGCGCTGGTGTCTTGGTTGGTGATCTGGATGCTATCGACGCGCATCGGGTCGACCACCATCGTGTCGGCCAACTCAGAAGCGCAGCTCCGGTCAGTGACATGGGCGGAGATAACCAAGTGGCTATCCATGTCCCTCAACAGCCATTGGTTTGAGATCAGCGCGACGCGTGTGGCTCCGGCCAAGTGGCTGACGGAGATCGTGGAGAAGGACCTCAAGAGGGGTACGCGCTACTGGGGCGCGGAAGGACGGCTGTGGAGCGCGGAAAACCCCGACGCCTACGCGGGGGTGCACAACTTCCAGGGCGTGATGCTGGTGTTCGACGAGGCGAGCGGCATCGAGGACAGCATCTGGTCGGTCGCGGCGGGGTTCTTCACGGAGAATACGCCCAACAGGTTTTGGATGGCGTTCAGCAACCCGCGCCGCAACAGCGGGTATTTCTACGAGTGCTTCAACGGCAAGCGGGACTTCTGGCGCAACAAGATCGTCGACGCGCGATCGGTCGAGGGGACCGACAAGCAGGTGTACCAGCAGATCATCGACGAGTACGGCGCAGACAGCAACCAGGCCTACGTCGAGGTCTACGGTCAGTTTCCGAGCGCGTCGGACGATCAGTTCATCGGCAGCCATCTGGTTGACGAGGCCATGGACCGCGTCAAGTGGAAGGACCAGTCGGCACCCATCGTCATCGGCGTGGACCCGGCGCGGTTTGGGGCGGACTCGACGGTCATCGCCGTGCGGCAGGGCCGAGACATCGTGGCGATCAAGAAGTACAGGGGCGACGACACCATGGAGGTCGTCGGGCGGGTGATCGAGGCTATCGAGGAGTACAAGCCCGCGCTGGTCGTGGTGGACGAAGGCGGACTGGGCGCGGGCGTTGTGGACCGGCTCAAGGAGCAGCGGTACAAGATCAGGGGCGTCAACTTCGGGTCCAAGAGCAAGAATCCTCTCATGTGGGGGAACAAGCGGGCGGAAATGTGGGGCGAGCTGCGGACATGGCTCAAGACGGCCAGCATACCCAAGGACCGCTACCTCAAGAGCGATCTGATCGGCCCCATGATGAAGCCGGACAGCAAGGGAACGATCTTCTTGGAAAGTAAGAAGGACATGAAGGCGCGGGGGCTGGCGTCGCCCGACGCGGCGGACGCCATTGCTGTCACGTTCGCGTTCCCGGTAGCGCACCGGGAACACGTTGACCGGGGGCCTAGAAGGAGTTACTCTGCGGGCGGCATCACAACCTCTTGGATGGGATCGTAACCATGCCCAATACGCAATCCACTGGCATCGCCTATGCAGACCCCGAGTTTACGACATGCTTTGCCAGCGAACAGCTTGGCTACACAACTGGCGCTCAGGGCACCGTTACGCAGGTTACTGACAAGTCCACGGGCGTGACGCTCAACAAGTCGGCTGGCCGCATCACCATGAACAGCGCATCGTTAGCGTCCAATACGGCAGTGTCGTTTACGCTGACCAACAACCTGATCAGCGCCAACGACGTAATCATCTTGAATGTTAGCGGCGGCGGCACAGCGGGCGCGTACACGACCTATGTGTCCAGCATGACGACTGGGTCTGCGGTGCTGACGTTGCGTAACCTGTCGGCAGGTTCGCTGTCTGAAGCCGTCATCGTTAACTACGCCATTATTCACGGACAGTAACATGCCTCTTAAAAAATCTGCATCGCCCAAGGCGTTTAAAGCTAACGTGGCGGCCGAAATAAAGGCTGGCAAGCCGCCCAAACAGGCGGTTGCCATCGCCTACGCAACCAAGCGCGCCACAGCGAAACCGTCCAAAGGCAAATGACATGGACTATTCAGGGGTAGCCGCGGCAGGACGCGTGTCTAGCGGGGGCGGGTCTCGTAAGAAAGACCCAGCTACCGTTATGGACACCATGCGTAGCCGTCTGAACATGGCTATCTCTGCATACTCCGAAAGCCGTGAAGATGAGTTGGACGACCTGCGGTTCTTCGCCGGGTCGCCCGACAATCAGTGGCAATGGCCTGCGGACGTGCTGGCTACCCGTGGTTCGGTGCAAGGACAGACGATCAATGCTCGTCCTTGTCTAACCATCAACAAGTTGCCCCAGCATGTGCGCCAGGTAACGAATGATCAAAGACAGAATCGACCAAGCGGCAAAGTCATTCCTGTCGATGACAAGGCGGATGTGGAAGTCGCTGAAATCTACGACGGCATCGTTCGCCATATTGAGTATATGTCGGACGCAGACGTGGCTTACGATACTGCTTGCGAAAATCAGGTAACGTATGGCGAGGGCTACATCCGACTGCTGACGGAGTATTGCGGCGATGATACGTTCGATCAGGACATCCGCATCGGGCGCATTCGCAACTCTTTTAGTGTCTACATGGACCCCACCATTCAAGATCCATGCGGATCTGACGCCAAATGGTGCTTTATCACAGAAGATCTCACGCGCTCTGAATACGAGCGGCTTTTTCCTGACGCCATGCCTGTTTCCTCCATCCAGCAGCAGGGCGTTGGCGACGAAAACCTGTCCAACTGGCTAAACGAAGACGTAGTCCGCATTGCGGAGTATTTTTACATTGACTACGAGCCTGCCAAGCTCAATCTGTACCCCGACAACCGCACCGCGTTCGAAGGAAGCCGCGAAGACGCCATGTTCAAAGCGTCGGGCTTGACCCCGCTCAAAAGCCGCAACGTAGACCGCAAGCGGGTCAAATGGTGCAAGACCAACGGCTACGAAATGCTGGAGGAAAACGACTGGGCAGGCCAGTGGATTCCGGTAATTCGCGTTGTTGGCAACGAATTTGAAGTCGATGGCCGTCTTTTCGTGTCTGGATTGGTGCGAAACGCCAAAGATGCCCAGCGGATGTACAATTATTGGGTGTCCGCCGAGACTGAAATGCTGGCTTTGGCCCCCAAAGCGCCATTTATTGGCTATGGAGGCCAGTTTGAGGGCTACGAACAGCAGTGGAAGACCGCAAACGTCAATAATTGGCCCTATTTGGAGGTCAATCCTGACGTTACGGACGGCGCGGGGGCCGTTTTGCCGCTTCCACAGCGTGCTCCTCCTCCAATGGCGCAAGTTGGGCTTATACAGGCCAAAGCAGGCGCTTCTGACGACATCAAATCGACCACTGGTCAGTACGACAGTAGCCTTGGCGCGACCAGCAACGAGCGGTCAGGCCGGGCTATTCTGGCTCGCGAAAAACAAGGCGATACAGGCACATATCACTACGTTGACAACCTTGC